AAGTGGAGTTGAAAGAGAAGAAACTGGCTATGGATGCAACTGCCAAAGCAGATGAGATCGAGCTAGAAAGAGAACGTATTGAAGCCCAGAAGGAAATTGCTGGTATGCAGGTCGGCGCAAAAGTCGCTGCGGAGAAAGCAAGATTTGAGGGTGAGATGGAAATTAAAGGATTGGAAATTGGCTCCAAAATAGCCAAAGACCAGATGGATATGCAACAAACAAAATCTAAACAACCTACCAAAAAAGGTGATTGATTATGGATAAGGCGTTTGAAATTCTTATTCAACAAGTAAGAGAGAAGCGTCAGCAGATAGTCGAGGCCGTTTCAACCAACTGTGCCAAAGACTATTCTGAGTACCAAAGACTTTGCGGCGAGATTCGGGGTCTCTCGATTGCAGAGGGTTTTATATTAGACCTTGCAAAAACTATGGAGTTATCTGATGAATGAAATCGCAATCGCCACCGAAGACGGCGAGGTATCAACTCTGCCACAAACAGCAGATGAGAAAGCGAAACAATTACCGGAACCAACTGGGTATCACATCCTAGTAGGACTGCCGGACAAAGAAGAGAAATTCGAGAGTGGCCTGTTAAAAGCAGACACAACCATGAATCACGAACAGATTCTGGCTACCGTATTTTTCGTAATTAAGATGGGGCCAGATTGCTACAAAGACGCAAAACGGTTTCCAAATGGCCCATGGTGTAAGGAAGGGGATTTTATTCTCGCCCGCCCTAACACTGGTACTCGCTTAAAGATTCATGGTCGTGAGTTCCGACTCATCAACGACGATGTAGTTGAAGCAGTTGTAGATGATCCTCGCGGAATATCTAGGGTTTAACAAAGGAGAAACAAATGGCTACAAACAAAATGGATGCGGAGGAATTTAAGTTCCCCGATGAGAAAGAAGAGGTCTCTGCTGCGGCGGATGACTTTGAGATAGAGATTGAGGACGATACTCCAGCGGAGGATCGAGACCGGCAGCCTTTACCTAAAGATATAGTTGACGAGCTTGAGGATGATGAGCTTGAAGAATATAGCGAAGGGGTAAAGACTCGTCTGAAACAGATGAAGAAGGTCTGGCACGACGAACGCCGCGAGAAAGAACAGGCACTACGAGAGCAGCAAGAAGCTATCGCGTATGCCCAGCGGATGATGGAAGAGAACAAGGCTCTAAAAGGCAAGCTTTCTGTAGGTGAGCAGACATTTGTCAGCACCTATAAAGGCGCTGCCGAGATGGAGTATGACAATGCTAAACGGGACTACAAAGAAGCCTATGACATGGGCGACGCTGATCGTTTACTGGACGCGCAAGAAAAGTTAAATCAAGCGCAGTTCAAATTACAAAAAGTAAATGATTATGTTCCGTCTAGACAGGAAGAAGAAGTTGATGTACAACCCGCAACTAATACAGTACCTCGCCCTGACCAACGAGCGATTGCGTGGCAAGAGCGCAATGAATGGTTTGGTAAGGATGAGGAAATGACTAGCTTGGCTCTGGGTTTACATCAGAAGCTGGTCGCTCAATATGGGACGTCATACCCGTCTACAGATGAGTATTGGAAGAAGGTCGACGATACAATGAAACGTCGATTCCCAGAACATTTTGGGGATAAGGAAGAGGAAGAAGCGCCACAAAAAGCGCAGAGATCCAAACCCGCTCCTGTCGTAGCCTCCGCTGATCGAAGCACACCCTCCAAAAAGGTGAGGCTCAAACAGTCGCAAGTCCTGATTGCAAAGAAATTAGGATTAACACCGGAGCAGTACGTCAGAGAAATGATGAAATTGGAGGCTTCAAATGGCTGAGAATAGAACACCCCGTAATGTAGAAACGCGCGTCCAAGCGGAACGCCCTAAGCAGTGGAAACCCGCAGAGCTTCTGCCAGAACCAGATAAGCTCCCTGGATATGCGTATAGATGGATTCGTGTTGGGCTTCAAGGAACTTCTGACCCACGTAACTACTCTGCCAAACTCAGAGAAGGTTGGGAGCCAGTTAAGATTGAAGAGCAACCACAATTTCAACTGCTAGTCGATGAAGGTAGTCGTTTTAAGGACGGCATCGAAGTCGGCGGATTGTTACTTTGCAAGACACCGATTGAGTTTGTGGAGCAGCGTAATAACCACTATCTCAAACAATCTGAAGATCAGATCTTGTCTGTGGATAACAATTTAATGCGGCAAAACGACCCTCGTATGCCTCTGTTCAAAGAGTCGAAATCCTCGACATCTAAGAGTGGTGGCTAGTTAATTTTTTGGAGTAAACAATGGCATATCCAACTGTAAATAAGCCTTATGGCTTACTACCGGTCAATTTGATCGGTGGACAGGTGTTCGCCGGTTCTACTCGCCTGATGTCTATTGCTAGCGGCTATGGCTCTGACATCTTCTTTGGCGACGTAGTTAAGCGCGCATCTAACGGTACGATCGAGAAAGACACCGGCACTAGCACAGCTACGCCTGTTGGTATCTTTATGGGTTGTACTTACACAAACCCAAGCACCAAGCAGAAGTTGTTCTATCAGAGCTACCCTGCTGGTACATCTGCATCAGACATTCAGGCTTATGTAGCTGATGATCCTGACGTTTTGTTTAAAGTGGCATCTGTTTCCACTGGTACTACCGTAGCTTTCTACGGCCCAGCACTGGTTGGTGAGAATGCTGTTTTAGTTCAGAACGCTGGTTCTAACAACACAGGTGACTCCGCAGTAGGTATCTTTGGTGGCAATACTGCTACCACAGCTTCCTTCCCAGTTCGCATCGTTGACTTTGTGCCAGATACTGGCAACAGCTCAAACGGCTATTGCGAGTGGATCTGTAAGTTTAATGCACCGTATGCGGTGTCAACATTCAGCAGCCCAGGTAACACGGTGGCGACTGTTATGACCGGCGGGCATGCGTATCTCAACCCGACTGGCGTTTAAGGAGTAAGTCATGGCTATTTCACGCGCACAACTATTGAAAGAGCTGCTGCCTGGCCTGAACGCATTGTTCGGTTTAGAGTATGCACGTTACGGCGAAGAACACAAAGAGATCTACGAAACAGAGACCTCCGAGCGTTCATTCGAAGAAGAAACAAAACTGTCTGGTTTCTCAGCCGCGCCAGTCAAAAACGAGGGCGGTGCCATTCGTTATGACAACGGTCAAGAAGCATGGACAGCACGATACAACCACGAAACTATTGCACTTGGTTTCTCGCTGACCGAAGAGGCTATCGAGGACAACTTGTACGACTCACTGTCGGCTCGTTACACCAAAGGCTTGGCTCGTGCTATGTCGTACACCAAGCAGGTCAAAGCTGCTGCCGTCATTAACAATGGCTTCTCCGCCAGCTACCCAGGTGGCGACGGTGTTGCTCTGTTCTCGACAGCACATCCTTTGGTCTCAGGCGGTACTAACAGCAACACGCCATCTACTCAAGCTGACTTGAATGAAACTTCGTTGGAAAACGCAGTTATTCAAATCGCCGCTTGGACAGATGAACGTGATCTGTTGATTGCTGCTAAACCACGCAAGCTGATTGTTCCATCAGCTCTCCAGTTCGTTGCTACTCGTCTGTTGGAAACTAGCCTCCGTGTTGGTACTAACGACAACGATATCAACGCATTGAAGAACAATGGTTCGATTCCAGAAGGCTATACGATTAACCACTTCTTGACCGACAACAACGGCTGGTATTTAACTACCGACGTTCCAAACGGCATGAAGCACTTTATTCGTACACCTTTGTCGAACTCAATGGACGGTGACTTCGATACAGGGAATGTACGCTATAAGAGTCGTGAGCGCTACAGCTTTGGCTGGAGCGATCCCCTGGGCATGTTTGGCTCACAAGGCGCATAAGCTAGTATCTATGCGGTATCTCAAGGGGGCTTCGGCCCCCTTGTTTTATTTGTCAAACTCAATAGAATTCCTCTTGCATTTCTTGAACCCTCATAGTATAAACCTATGAATTCCGGGTAATACCGGTGTGGCAGACAGTCCCGGCTGACTTCATGCAGACTGCCATCACCTAACCGCATGAGGGAAAACTTAAATGCCT